GCTATGATGTAGAGTTCAAATAAGCTCGAAACCACATTCTTTATGAATATGGGTGTGACATCGGAACCTTCGCAGAAATGGACCCCGCAGCTCTCACGAAATTGTGAACTTGAAGTAAAGCTTTTCTCCAAGTTCACCGTGAAGCCCAGGAATTCACAAAACGAAGAATAGAGGTCATAAGCTTCTACGGGAATTATTACATCATCCCCGTATACGCTAATATCTTCAGTACCCAAATTAAGGTACTTGCAGACACAAAACGCTGCAGCGAAGAAGATAAGGCTTTCTAACTCAAATGTGAATCCGTTCCCCATACTGGAGAACTTTTCCCACTGGAGTAGATTGCCATTGACTAAGCCGAAATGTGATCGACTACTATTCATAAGGGCGTACCAATGAGGTGGAAACACCTCCTCGATAAGCTTCTTAGAGATAGAATCACTTGCAGAACTGAAATCAACCGTTGCTAAATGGTTAGTTTTACTAGCCACCTTCGCTAAGGACTGATTCCGTTCTTGAGTGGTTAAGTCAATCCCATGTACCAAGAGCCGCTTGCGAATCATTTTACCGACACCTTTCTGGAACCATATATTAATTCCAGGTTCGATGGCGATAACTCGATCCGTAAAAGCATCCTTGGGCACAGTGACAACCCTATTACCTACCTGAAATGTCGGGAAACCTATTTGTTTTAGGTGTTCTGACCAGATCGGGTAACCTGTCGTGAGACAGGGGGCAACAAGGGAGTACAAGTCTCGCGTAATTCCAGTTTCTAACTGGAACTTATTGGAAGCAGTCGCATCCATCCCTTTTGTAAGGGTGGTAGCTCCTGGACCCCAATTGGCTAGTTCGAAAAGCTCATCAGGCGAGTAACCGACAAGGACACTTTCAATTTTACGCTGCATTGCAGTAAGCAATGTAACGTTCGAACCCGTATATTGTGGGTCGAAAGCTAGTGCCCTGAATCGGCCATTCGTGCGTTTACATCTAAGTTCCATTTCTAGAAACTTAGCGATAGCTACCTCGTCCTTTCTTATACCGGTTTTTAGAAAATCGGATTTCGATAGGATTTTGGTAGCAGTGTAAGCGTCCCTAAGATCAAAACGATCCTTATAATGCAAAGGATCGAATCCGAGGGACTTTAACTGTTTTGGATCATCACGAATGATGAGCCAGACGGCTAGAGACCTCGGACAATCAAGGGAACTGAGAACTTCATGAACTACCGAAAGAGTAAATCCTCCGGGCACGCGGTACTTCCTCGATGATTTAATCATCAAGGCCCTATACTTCTTAGAAGACATAGGAGTTCTCCGGTGATTAATGCACCCCGATATAACTGGGGCTAGATGGACAAACCTAGAAAGGTTTATCCAACGTTACAACCGCTCCATAGATTGGGCTACC